GGTTCTCTTCACTCTCTTCTTTTGATTTTTTTCTGGCTTCTTTCTTGGTTCTCTGAGTCTTCTCAAAATCCGCAAGAAATTCGTCCATGTTGTTGTGAATGAACTCTACATAACTTTTATTGACAGGCGAGGAATCTGCACTCTCGCCATTTAAATCGAACATCAGACTTGCTTGTTCAATTGACTTATACTTGACGTATGTCTGTTTCTTTTCTTTCTGAATCCTNNNTGTTTCTTTTCTTTCTGAATCCTTCGGATAAATGCATAGTAGATAATTTGCGTGAAGTACGCAAAAGGATTCTTAGATTTCGCTGGGTTGAAATTATCTATATAAAGAAGACAGTTCTCAATACCATCAGATATCATATCGTCTTTATAGGTATAATTAATAAAGTTGGGTCTATATGATAAGTGCTGAGATATCTTCATGATGCACTCTCCGATATAATTCGGAACCCTTGGTCTAGGCGTTTTTTCTTCTTTCGCCTTGATGACCAAATTTCGATACTCGGTCATTTCACCAAGTAGCTTCTTGTTGTCAACGTAGTGTTGCTTTTTCTTCTTCTCTGCCATAGTAAAGTCGCCTTATGAGTAAATTATGTTCCATTATAACAAATCCCATCGGGAAAGTCAAGCTTTAATTTAATTTCATCTTTTTTAAAGAAAGTGCTTGACATCTCTGAGAATGTGTGTATAATAGAGCTTGTCTCTCTAAAAAGAATAATAATTAATGTATTGTGCTATTGCTTGCTGATTCTAGTTTAGACAAGTAATCTTCATCATCATCTTCATATCCCTCTTCTAGATCTGCTTCTGCAAACGTCGAGTGTTCAGTTAGTTTGTGCTTCTCAGACAGTTTGATATAGTAACTTAATAGGTCAGACTTAACACTAGTCATTGTCACCACCCTATCAAGTGGCAAAAGAATCAGTTCATCATCAGTAAATGGTATCCATCGGACAAACGCAACTGAGTGGTCATCTTCGTTCTTCGTTGCAACCTGTTTCAAACAATAAGGGTCTTCCAAAGCAATTGTTGGTTTTGTATCATCATCGGGATTGTAGCGGGTTACTCCACTAATAAGGTCATCCCCATTATGTAACTTAATGATTTTATATTCCATCAGCCTATTCCTTTGTATATGTTTACATCATGAACTTGGAAATCGAACTTCTCTTCATTATATATATTTATGCGTTCATAAAAGTGTCTGATTGCAAAGTTTATGTACGTCTTATGTTGTAAATCGTCAGCTATATCGTATAGTACCGCACTACTCTTGTTATCACCTTTCCTGAGACCTCTACCTATAGACTGAAGATTTCTTATCCTGCTTTTGGATGGTGATGAAAAAATAACATTATGTAGGTTCTTAATATTTATGCCAGTAGAAAAGGTTCCATATGATGCAATGATAATAGCGTTATCTGACTTCTCTGTCAATGCTCGTATATCTTCTCGCACTTCACCTTTTATCGCACCACTAACAAAAAACACTGGTCTACCCTTCTCGGCTCTTTCTGATATGTCTTTAAACATGGGTTTTCCATGCTTTTCTACAAAGTTATAGAGTACTAGTGTATTACCTTTCAGAGATAATGTCAAGTTGTTTATGAATTTATTTCGTCTTTCGTTGTGAATAATCCAATCAATCTCTTCTTGGTACTTCTTAGATTTGTTGTCCTTGCACATCTGCGGTGGATATTTCAACACCAAACACTGAATCTTGAATGATGACAGAGTTTTGTTGTCAATTAGTTTTTTTGTTGATGTGACTTGTTTTACATCACCAAACATACCAGTTAACATCAATTTATGAGTTTTGGTTCCATCAAGTGTACCAGTAGTACCGAATCTATATTTACACCCCACCATTTTATCCATTATTTTATTTAATGAATTTGCTTTGAATAAGTGACACTCATCCCCCACAATCATTCCAAATTGACTGAAGTAATTCTTATCCAATCTAAATATGGATTGCCATGTAGATATCACCACACGCTTATCAGTATCTTTGTCTTGGCCAGAAAAAATCTTATGACAATATTTTTCCGAATCCCATCCATAATCTCCAAAATCAGAATACATCTGATGCACCAATGATGTGGTAGGAACGATGATTATAATCTTCTTGTTTTGCAAGTCTGGATGCATCATGTAGAATCGTATTAGTGTATAGATAATTAATGACTTGCCAGACGCAGTAGGAGACAGTAGGAGACACCTATTAGAGTTTATGGAGTGTTGCACTGCCTCTAGTTGATAGTCCCTGTACTGGATAGGCTTGCCGCCTGAGTGTGGGTTAACATATTGTGCAAGTTCTTCCAGATTCTTTTTCGAGAAGTTCGGTGGTGCGTCATCTTCATATACAAGTTCATATCCGTTCATATCACAAAATCTTCTTAGGTGTGATATAAGACCTTTATATAATTTTCTATTGTTTGGATTTAGTAGTCTAATTCTACCATCCCACATTTTGTTTCTAAAGGACGGCATAAATTCTGCGCCAGGCACTTTGAATGTAAAGTAGTCTACAAGTTCTTTTAATATAAAAAACTCATTAGAATCTACAGTTACATAAACTTCATCTATTGTGACTACCAGAACTTGTTCTTTCATTAGTTACCTTCAATCCACTTCTTATAATCTATATAAGATTTAATAGACCATTTTTTATCTACAACCTGTGTGAGTGTTGATTCTATAAAATCTAAAATTTGTTTTTGTGCTTGGAATTTTTGTCGTTTTGCAATAATCTCGTCATCACAATCTAACCACATGTCCATATCCGCTTTCAGAATTTTAGTTCCTTCTAACGGCCATCCCATATAATCACGCTCCTCATCTGGGAGCTTACCCATGAGATACTTCTTTTTTATTGCAAGAAGTCTCTTGTACTCAGTCTCTAATATTAGAACTTTTGATTTTTGATTTTGTTGATAAGTTAACCACTTACCTATGAGGTGGGAATTTCTTAATAATTCATTCTCAATTTCTAAAAAGTTTAATCTAATATCTTCCTTGGCCTCGTCCATAAACTTGGCCATAGAATTCACCGTATCATTCATCAATTCACCTATATTTTATATTGAATTCACTGTATAGTATGTATATTGCAAATCTATTGTTGATATAATTGGGTCTCCTGCCGTATCCCCAGTGGATAGTGGAATTTCTCCCAGTGCAATCGGAAATAAATCTACAAATTCTATTTTCTTAATTGCCTTTCCAGAATTATTATGAATAATTAACGTACCATCCGAATATACGTCATTGCCACTCAAACTCGACCTTTTGTCTGCGATTCTGTTGACTGCACCATACTGAGCAAAACTCTCTGGATATCCCAGCGAAGTCATCCAATCATAACATTCCAACCAGTTTTGCATATCTTCGTCTACTAAAAACGAAATGGTCAGTACTGCAAAAATTAATTTATCGCCAGGCACTCTACGGTCTGCAAATGGAGTACCTAACTGCACTTCTCCCATAACCATGCCAGGCAATGAAACACCGTTGACAAATGGAGAAAGGCTTGGTAACTTAGATACCGCCATTGCAAAAGAATTTGACTGCAATGTATTCGGATTTTTTGTAGTAGTGTTGAGTGTGCTCATTAATAACTCCTTCTATACTATTTATACGCCAAAAAAAAGGGTCTCCGAAGAGACCCCTTTAAGGTTATAATAACTTTTGTTATTATTATGCGACAGCAGCACCAAGACCTTTAACTGCAACAATACGATAGTAATCGTTTGAGTGAGCAGCAGAAGATGCAAATGGGTTAGTAGCAATACCATAACGAGTCTTAAACCCGATTTTTGGTTGGAAGGTATTCTCACCAACCGCACGAACCAT